GGGCAGTATTGAACCATAGGTATTGATTAATTAAATCTTCTGAGGTTTGACATACTTCCTCAATAGTTGCGTCTGAATAAAGGGAGCCAATACCGAGGTTAGTTCTTAACTCAGCGGTGGTCACGTACGTGGCTGGCATCTCTACTCCTTTGTTAAAAACTCCCCCAGGGTTAGGGCTACTAAACCCCAGGGGATTTCTTATTAGTTAATCGGTCTTATCAGGTCTTCTTGTATTTCAAGATTCCGTTAGGCATCTTGGCGATTGTTGCCATGTAACCATAGATTGCAACCTGTACTTGTAGGTTGGAAACTACGTTTACAGACATGAATGCCTGTGGTGAGCGATATACGGTAAATGCTTCTGGTGCAAGGATCACAGCAGAATCATCGTCAAATGTAGTCGCTGAGAAGTTTTTATCCACGTACAAATCCAATCCAAGAACGTTGCCTCGGATAGATGTTGGATTTACTTGTCCAGCTGCGTTCATTGGTTGCAAAGCGTTAAATACTGGTCGCTTTGTTGTATCTTGTGCACCGATTAACGCACCCCATTGTGCTGGGTTAGCGATGTAGTTCTGTGCAAAGTAACCTGTGTTTGAGTAGATAGTACGTGCACCTTCTGTAGTGAATGCAACGATACCATCAAGGTCTGCAGTTGTATTTGTACCATTCATACCAGCTGCAAGTAACGCAGTTAATACGGTTGTATCAATTGTCTTTAAATATGCATACTCGAGTTGCTTTGTAAGTTCTGCATAAAAGTTAGGATCCGATCTTTCAAGCAATTCCACACTCAGTGTATTCATACCTGAGTACTTGGATACTGTGCCTGTTAAATAAGCGGTTTCCATGCCAGTGTTTTGTACTGCGCCAGCTTCTGCTTCAACAGTTACAACTGGTGCAACTCCAGTTCCACCACCACTTGAGGTAACAAGTGAAGGCACGTTTATTGTCATGCCCGAGGCTGGAAGTGTGCCCTGTGAACAGGCATCGATTGCTGGTGTGCCAAAGCGTGTATTAGTTACAAACTCGCTTAGATATTGAGTTGGAGAAAATGCTGGGTTAGTTGAGAATGAGTCGTCGGCTGCAGCTATGTACAGTTTAGAATCATCGTTGCCTAAAGCAGCTTTAATTTTGTGCTCTGTATATGAAGCCATAGATGTGATTGGCGAACGTACAGTTGTCTGGATAAGTGGTGCTGTAATAACTGGGCGTGCGGCTTCTACTGTAGGAGTAGCAGCCTCTGCCTTTGCTTCTTGTGGCGCTGTTGCTAAATCTTCCACAGGAGCCTCGCTTTCTTTAGTTTCGATTGGTGTCTCTGCTTCGTTTTCACTAGCAGCAACTTTAGTTACTTGCGCAGCGGTGAATGCTGGCGATTCCACCAGGCTGACTTCACGCAAGCTAGCGCTGGTCACATATAAATAATCTTTCTTCTGAATTGATTTATTTACGTCAACTCCAACGGACAACCCGTCTATTAATTGTTCGCCCGCAAGAATTAAAGCGTCTTGGCCTTGCATACTTGCGCTAATTTTAAATGATGCGTACACGCCGTCTTCTGCCTTGTTAAACTTTTGCATTCTACCGATTGGCTTATCTGGGCGGTGCTGCATCAGCATTTTAACCTTGCCAGGATCGCCTATCTCGATTGAATCCTTAGCAAATACGACCTTGCCAACTGAGGTATTGCCAACTTGCTCGTAGGGCACAATCTTGCCAGCTATTATTCTGCGCTCGCCGTCGGCGCTTTCAATCTGGCTACTGAATGTAAGTATCATCTTCGACTTCTCTTCCGTTAGGTGTCATGTTTTCCATTTCTTTAGCATCTTCAACGTCTATTAAACCTAATGCCAGCATTTTTTCTAATGCTTCTAAACGCTTAATTGTGTCGGCACGTAAGAAGGACTCCTCGATTGCAAATTTAACAACATGCCCTCTTGGCGTAATATCATCCATGCTAAGTCTGTCCTCAATTGCACAAATAAACGGTTGCAAAGAATAAGCCACAAACTCTTTACGGCCGTCAATAATATTTTGATAGGTCATACTGTTATTCATATCGGCGCTGATCATGTAGGCTGGCACGTTCATGGCCCTGCTGATTTGTGTACAAAGGTACTGTTGCGCCTCGTTGTACATCATGTCCTTAGGTGAAAACCCTGTGGTTTCATAACTTAACGTGCTAGTTAAATATGCTGTTGATCTGTTTAGTCTGCTTTGCTTCCATTGAGCTAGTAATCCAGATACTTGCTGCTCTGGTAAATCTGCTCCTGTGTTCTTAATATAACCACTTGGTACAGGAGTTTGTGCAGATACGGCTGCAGCCTTTTCAATATCTAATGCGCTTTGAATGGTGCGAGCTGCGGTTTGTAATACGCCTTGCGTCAGGCCCTGGAATGTTATAAGAGAGCCAATACCCGACATGGGTGCTCTTTGTCCATCAATAAAGTATTCGTTAATCTCGGTGCCATATTTATCAGTTGTGAATGTGACTCTGTTATTAGCAATCCATTCAAAACGTGATGGTCTTAAGTCATCGGCATACAATTCCGTGACACGCCAATATGCTGTTCCGTAAAAGAGGAGGCTATCGACAGTCCAACTGATAGTGACGGATCGTGGCTGCCGATAGTCTGGCTGTTCTAACCAAAGAGGACTCCCCAGTACCTCACCACTTGACTTCTTGTAAAGTTTAAGCGGTAGATAAGAAACTACACCAGCTATTAAGTTTCTGCAACGACTAACCGCTGGAACTTGCATTGCATAATTGCGATCTAAACCGCCTGGGAAATTACCGACACCAGTTGTAAAGGAACCGTACCCGTAGGCCGTGTCCATAATGGCTGGGGCGTATTGTGCTTGGACAGACTCAGTTTTTTTGTTTATACCCAAAGCAGACAATAGACCCATATCCACACAATATACCCAAAACGGACATATAGTGCAAGTTAGACAATAATCTGGGCGGTTCGTTGTGGCTTAGTTAATTCACTTGCTACCATTGCCAGACTAATAGCCGCCGTGACATCGCCAGCGCTTTTTCTACGAATGATTCTCCAGCCAGCGTCATTTGTTTTAGCTGCGCAATTATTTAAGTGCTGTACTAAGTCTGCCTGGCCTGAGTGCACCAGCCTTGCGTTTGCTAAAGCATCAGATAGATCAGAACATGCCTGATAAAACGCCTGGCCTGATACATCTTGCATCTTCCAACCGCTTTGCTCTAATTTACTTGCCAAAGTTTGCGTGGCGTACTTGTCGTAGCAGATTATTGTCGGATGGTACTTGCGGGCCCACTCATTTATATCACTCGCCATCCTTGTCTCGTCCACAGCTACTTCGCTGGTCCATAGTTGTGCTAGACCCACTGCAATCTTGCCCTCTTTCATCTGGCCCATTACTAAAGCGCCCGATCTTCTTGTAGGTGCAATATCAAATGCCATTATTGTTGCAGGGCCTACGGGTAGTTCTAAATTACTATCACTACAAGCCTCGATTGAGCCATATACCCAGGGGCTGACGGCGCTATCTACCCACTGGCAAAGCATCTCAGTGCGGGTGGCCTCGACGCTATTAGTATTAACTGATTCTTCTAGCGTTTGCTCGGTTATTAAATGGCCCAGGGCGGGATTGGCCATAGTCCACGCTTTACGGTCGTGTATCTTGCAATGCTGGGGTGCGCTGTACTCGTAGTAGCCTAAATTAGACGGTGGGTATGACATACAGCGTTCTTTAAGATCATTTAATACGCTGCTGAATCCGTCGCCCGCATTACTTGTCATTAAAGTCATGGCATTGGGTCTTGCACGGGTAACAGGCAATGCTGCGGTAAACGCTTCTTCTGACCACTCTCGAAGTTCGTCAAGATAAAGGAAGTCAGCGGTCTTACCACGGGGCGCATCTCTTGTAGCTGCTGCGATCTCGTAGCGAGCGCCATTTAATAGAGCAATAGACTCCTGGCCGTTAGCCAATCTGATCTGGCGTACTTGTTTAGATAGGAACTCGTTATCTTCTATTGTATAAGCCACCTGTCTAAAAGTATCCAGGGCCATATTTCTATTAGAGGACATACCAAGTACGTTTTTAGAACCCCAAAGGAATAAATGGCTTAATATGAGCATGCGGGCTAGATGAGTCTTGCCGTTTTGACGAGCTACAAGAACGAGGGCGCTTTTCTTCAAAAATGTCCCGCTAGCGTCTACAGATAGTAAATCATCAAGTACCCAGCGCTGCCAGGGGATAAGCGGCAGGTTAATTTTCTCAGCTAAGTCCGCTACCTCTTGCGCCTTGCTTGCGGTCTTTAATAATGGCGTATGAATGCGAGGTTGCGTACTACCAACCAACGCTAGCCCCCGTTTGATTGGGATTACTTCTGCATCATTACTCGTCACTTCGTATCCCTTCTGGTCGGATAAAAGGTGAATCTGGGACCGAACTTACCGTACTAGGGAGAGATGAGCCTTG